CCCAGAATATCTAGAAAATAACTCTCTATCTAAGTCTTTAGTTAGAGTTATATCTCTAAATTTTAAGAGATTTTCCAATCTCTTACGATTTTCCCAGATAGACAACTCTTCAAAGTTCCCATCTGGAACACTTACTCTTCTGTTTTGAGCTTCTTTACAAATATAGAATTTTTTGTTTCCTGGAAAATAATAAACGTTACCTTTTACTGCCTCTGTTAATGGGAATTTTCCATCTTCTTTTCCAAGTGCAGAGACTACTCTATCATCAATTTCTTGAGCTGTTCCTAGGTATCCTCCCTTTTGTGTATAGTTAGCTTCTAAGAATTCTTTTGTGATGAATAGATCTTTTCCAACTCCTTCCACTACTATAGATTGAGCATTAGATGCGATTAAATTAAGTTTCAATTCTATCTTAAATGGACCGTCAGTTTCTGGTGGTATCCAAGAAGTTTCATCTCCGTCATTCATATAATAGTACATAATTTCTTGCCCATTATCATTAACAAACACACCTATTTCTCTTGGATAATACCCTGTTCTAAGACTCACGTTATCGATGTTAGTAGTCAAAATAACTGTGTCATGTTCCTGGTTTAGAGTTAATATTCCTTTCTCAACTTTTAGATTAATCAAATGTTCTAGCTCTGCAGGGTTATCGTAGTTGTCTAGTCTACCATCGCCTATTTTAATCTTAACGAAGTTAATAGGCTTGTTCTCTGCTTGGATTTTAGCCAAATATTCTCTACCTTTTTTAGTTATTCCATTAAATTTCATTTGCTAATACCTCCTATTATTTGCTTGTATCCTTTTATATAAATAGCATTATTTACAGTAAAGTCTTTCTTTTTGTTTTCCTTAGTTGCCAATAATGTTACTTCTTTAAAACCAGATATATAGTATTTAGATGTGTTTATTTGCTTAAGCTCTATGTAGTCTAAGTGGCTTCTAACATTCTTATTAGCTTCTATGTTTTCCATTAATTCTCTATACTCTCCAGGATCTACTATTTTCTTATCTGTGTAGATTCTAAAAGTACCAGGTCTACCATTATAAGCAGTCCATTCTTTTACATCAAAGCCTTTGTATAGTAGACCGCACACATCTTTTAATACCTTAGTTGTACCCATGTTAATCTTAGAAAATATAGCTCTTTTAACTATTTTTTTCTTTTCTTCAAGAGTTGCATTTTTAGTGTATATAGAGTATTCCCATAACAGCATATTAATCTCTTGCTCATTCATTAAATCTATCATTTCTAGCTTTTTTAATTCACTATTTATGATAGAGTTTCTACCTCTCAAGACGAAGTCTATAGACTCGTATATCCATTTAGTCGTAGCATCATCTAAAGTAGATACTGCAGCAATGTCTGTTAATTTCAAGTCATCTATTAATATCATATGTCTTCAACTCCTAAATAATTGACTACTATACTAGCATTACACTTAGCAAACTGATGAGGTTCTAGCTTTTTGTAAACTGGAGATGTAATGACTGTTCTCTTTACTCCAGCAAGCTTTAATCTTTTGATAAGTTCGTCAGGTATAATATCTCTTCCTAACTTATTTTTTTGCCATTCTATAAACTCATTTACAGCTGTTTGTACCTTAGCTTTTATTGAGTTAATATTAATTTCATCAGCTTTGTTAACATAATAATCAAACTCAACTTTATAATCCACAACTTCAGGGCTTTTTATAGTAACCTTATCTGTCAAAGGTCTTATTTCATCTGAGTTTACAACTTTTAAAACTTGATTTCTCAACTCTTCAGAAGGAACTCCATCTTTTGTAAGTACGTAGATATCAACTTCACACGGCTTCGGACTCTTAACAGTAACATCAACTATTTCAGGAGAAGTGGACAATGTCCAGAACACATAAGCCCCAACTGAACCTGCAATAGAAAACGAGTCAGGTACAAGTCTTAATCTTTCTCTGTACACTTCATCTTCTTCTAGATCTGTTCCACCATTTGAAATAGTGATGTTTTCTACTTTAGAAAAGTAAGGATATAAGTCAACCATTGTATTGATATGTCCTACTGGGATATTATTCCCTATTGTTCCTGGTGTTTTACATGTAGCAATTCCATCTACATATAAGGTATTTTCTGCTATAGAATACTCTTCATTTGTTTCAAAATAAAGGTCATTATATCTGATTAAGCTTCCTTTTGGGATAACTATTTTCTTTTGTTTAGCAGAAATGATATGGAATCTAAAAGTAGCTTTAGCATATTGCTCTTCTAGTCTTAATCCTCTATCTCCATACCTATCTCCCAACAAGTCTAATCTGTAATCTCTAGCATATTTTAAGTAATTTTGCTTTAGATTATCATTGTAGTTCTCTTCTCTCATAGCTATAAGATAAGCAACACTAGCAAAGATAAGCCCTTCTGGAGAGTGTTTAGAGATTTTTCTTCCACTTAACTCTTCGAACTTTTCCTGCATTTGCTGTCTCAGTTCTTCAGCATTTGCATCTAATATTTCATAAGCATCGTCTATCATATAATCACCTCTATTTCTAACATTATTTCTAAGTCATTATTTTCTAACTTTAAATCTAAATTTTTAAGCAGTGCCCTTGGTTCATACTTCTTTAAATTAGTCATTAGTAAGCCTATAAGTTTATTTTTAATTACAGGAATGTTTTTATCTACCATATCACTATCCAAAGAAAAATCTCTCATTAGAGGCTGTTCTTCTTTTGTAACTCTTAGTATCATATGTACATTTCTTACTACATCTTCTATCTCATTTTGTGGATTATAGTTTATTTCATCTTTAGAATTTATAGAAATTATCATAATTTAAACACCTTCTTTTGTAGATTTTTCACAGTGTCCTCATACTCAACTCCAAGAATAGTCTTAGCTGTTTGCCTGTACTCTATCTTTTTTTGATACTGTAAAGGGTCATCTACATACTCTAGTAAAGTTATATCTAAGTTAATGTAATCAAACTCTCCTGTTGCAGCATTGAAATGCGATAGTGTTTCGTCTATCCCAGTTATTAGAAATGGAAACTCTCCAATGACGTGATATCCTAGTATTAATGGAGCATATCTTCCCAACTCCATAAAGTCTTTTAACATCTGCAGATGTAAACTAGGAGCTTTAGTAAGCCCAGCTATTAGCTCTATAGATAGATTAACTTCCATTAATTCTCTACCTTGCTGTCTAACTTTACCAATCCCATAAATAGGTTCATGTTGAGTTATTTTAGCTTTTCTACTTCTTGATAATTCCTTCTTTAAAGAAAAAACATTTAAGTCACTAGCATAAAAAATTATGTCTCCTAAACTTCCTATCATGATGGACCTCCTGTCTTGCTATTTCCAGGTTGTATTCCTGAGTGAGTATGCTTGTTAAGATTAATATTTCCTAATTTAGCAGTACCTTTTGTATCGGTATTAGATTTAAAAGTTGTATCTCCATCTACAGTTAGTGTCTTTTTAATCTCTACGTCTGCGGTAATAACTACTTTTGTGACAGGGGACAATGTCAAAACTCCATCTTTGTAAGAATAGAATCCACCATCTGAGAATGTCCTTTTTACTTCTCCTTCTCCAATTTCTGATGCTCTCATAGGACAGCCTAAGATGTAACCTTGCTCCATCATGTCTGGCAATGATAAGACTATGACCGTTTGACCCTTCTCAAGATGATAGTTATCCGAATGTGACTCAGAGAATGGGACCAGGATATTTAACCAATCTGAAATTTTATTATCCCTGTCTGGAAATATAACTCTTGCTTTACCATTTGCTATGTCTATATCATTTACTTCCCCTTGCTTCAAGATATCCAGCATTCTTACCCACCACCTTTTTTATTTTTAATCTTATTTGCTTTTTTTAATTCTCTTTCTTTTTTTCTTGTATTTGCAGTTTTAGCCTTTTCTTTCTCTGCTTTATCTTTTTTAGCTTTATCTATTGCTTTTGCTCTCTCTTCAGCATTTTGTCTAGCACCAACTTTAAAAGCTTCTATATCACAAGAGTAGTCTCCATCGATATTGTGAGTAACTTTATCAATTACATATCTTCCAGCAAATCTACCAAAGCTATCATCTAATTCTATAATGCAACCAGCACAATATTTAACATCTCCATCAACTGTTAAGCTTATAGAGTATTCTTGCTTTAAACTGTCCTTTAAAGTTTTCTCGGCCACTTTTTTAGCTTGAGATTTCCCTTTAGTTTTAATCTTTTTTGTCTTAGCTTTTTTAACTCTTTTTTTAGTTTTTGTTTTATCTGCTTTCTCTTTAAAAGCTATATATCCTCCATCATCAAGCATGTTTTACCTCATTTCTCTTCTCAAGTTCTTCTTTTGTAATTGTCTCAACAATGTGTTTCTTCTTATCTGCATCATAATAACTAACCTCGACTTTGTCGTAAACTCCTTGATTTTTCTTCTTTAGTGTAAAGCTTCTAATACGAAAATCTTTAATATTAAAGATATCGATATTATCATTATCAATTAATGCATCATCATTAAAGACTATTAGCTTATCATCAGTAACTTTCAAGCTTAGAGCTGTTTCAGATAGAACTCTGTTTAAAAAACCTAAATCTGTTTCTCTATCCTGGTCTAGTCTATCAAAGAAGGCATTATCACAATGTAACTCATAGCTTAACTCATGCTTAGTTGCTATTTTAGATAATAGTTCAGATAGAGTTATTTTTTCCCATGCAACACTGTTAACCTGCTCTCTTATAGTCTGGTCTAATGGTAAGGCTAGGCATTTGAGAGAAAGTCTTTGATTATTAAAAGTAGGCTCATCTACATAGAAAATACCTAAATCCAGGAACTTAGATTTCCCATTTTCATTCTGCTGGATCCCCACTAAGAGTCTTGAATTTTCATCAGGATACCATTCGTTGAGCCATCTATAATCTAAATTTTCCAGGTCTAACTCTAAATCATCTACAGCATTTTTTGAGTTATCTGTGTAAGTCATAGAAGAGATACTAGGCTGTATTTCTTCTGTAATATCTACTCCTTCATAGAAAACTAATATCTTTATATTTCTTGCTATCCCATTTCTATCAGCCTCCTTTTTGCAATAAAAAAGAGCAGCTTTTATACTGCTCTTAGTGTTTATTAATTAGTTAATCCCATTTTGTTTAATTTCATTAATTTTTCTTCTATTTCTGCTTTTTCTTTTAACAAGTTTGCTTTTATTCTTGTTGCTTCAGCCATCAAATGTTCAAACTCATCATTTGCTTTACCTTTATATTCAACCAAATTATTAGTTTTAAAATAATTATCTATGAAATCTTTATATTTGTTATAAAGCCCATATCTTTTACATATTGATATAACATTTGGCTTGTATAAAAGACTTATAGCTGAAACAGATGAATAATTTTTATTAGAATTCTCTTCTTTATATGCTTTTAAATTATCAAATTTTAAGGTAAGTTTTTTTCTTTTTGCATACCAATGAAGATTAACATCAGGCACACCTATCATTTTTGATAATTGCTGAAGTTCTAGTACTGGCTGTCCTCTCCAAGTAGTAGGTTTAATTTCTTGTACTTGAAATGGCAGTTTCTTCTGTTCCTTATTTTCTAGTCCTTGATTTTCTAACTTTTCTAAGAAATGTATAACTGCTCTTCTGACAAACTTACTTTCTCTAACTAAAACTTGTCTTGCTTGAGATAAAGTTAGAATAAACATTGGTTGATTTCTACCATATCTATCCTTATAAGACATTGGCAAAATTTTTTGCCGATCTATTTCTTCTGAAAATTCATCTCGAATTATATCTAGTAAACTTTTATGAAGAAGTTCTTTTTTAATTCCTTCTTCTTTTCTAAACTTATTTATTTCAGCCAATAATTCTAAACTTGTTATTTCATTTTTAATTTTTTGCTCTACCATTTGCAAATGCCCCCTCTACCATTTTATTTAGTTCACTGCTAACTTCCACAGCCATATCTGTTAAATATGCAAATCCTCTTCTGAAATTTGATACATCATAATTTCCACTGAATATCGCAGTCTCCATAGCTAACAACAAATTATCAAGGGCTTCCATTTTCATACTTAGCTTTTCTACTTCAAATTTGTCCATAATAAAAAATACCTCCATTCAAAATTATAATTGATAGAAGTACTCCCTTATGATATAATAGATTTCATAAGAGGGTAACTTCTTGTGTAAATAGAGTATTCAAAACTTTCTCAGGGGATTGATACTCTATTTTAATTTTCTAAGTCATCTTTTAACTTCTTTATCCCAATTCTTATAGCTTCTGCTGGTTTGACTTCTTTTTTTAAACAATATTCATCTAAAGTTTTTTTGCTTTCTTCATCAATTCTAACAGTTATTCTATGAGATTTTGGTTCATCTGTTGGACGACCTATTTTTTTTAACAATTTCATCACCTGCCTTTTGTCTGACAAAATTATATAATATCGTCTGACAAAAGTCAAGAGAAATTTTTTATTTCATAATTTCTTTCATTTTTTGATTATATTCTTTGATGTTTATAGATTTATAAAATTTAAAACATTCAACTAAATATTCAGATGTTGTATAAAAAGAATCTTTCAAAACAAATAAACCTAATTTTTCAACTTCATCTTTATCTATTTTTATCTGTTCTTTAATATTCTTATTCAAATCAAAGAAATATGCTTCTTTTTTCATAAGTAAAATAACGGTGTTACTTCCAGTATATTTTTTTATATCCTCAAAAGTCTTTGCTGTTGTTTCACCTAGTTTTAAGTGTAAACTGGTATCAAAACATATTTTTGATATTTTTTCACCTATTTTAGCCTTAGCAAATTCATCATAGAAGTCAGCTATATCACTCGATTTTAACATTTCCTGCAATTCTTTGAAATCTTCTTCTGAATAATCAACAACATTAGTGATGTCTCCTTCAAGTAAAGCAAATCTATGCTTACAATATTGTCCTTTTTTCCCAGCAGGACACGTACAAGCACTATGTAAATCATAGTCATCTACTTTCCAAAATGTACATCTGTAAGGTTCTTTTCCTGAACCTTGAACTAAAAATTTAATCATTTTTTCCATAAAAACTCCTCCTTAACTTTTATGAGGTTTTGTTTTCTTCCCTCTCTCATATTGTATATTAAGTAACGATAAAAGTTAAGATGAATTTTATAAAAGAAAAAGGAAGTTTTAAACTTCCCTTAAATAGTTCCTTCTACTTTTTTTTATCTTTTCCATGGTGGTAGTTTAGATGTTTCTACAGCACTTGCAATAGGAGTAATTTCAGGTACTATGATAGGTATATTAGAATCAAATACAGCGATAGATAGTAAATTAAGATTAGCTCTCATAAGTTGATGGAAATACTGTTCTGAACCATATAATTTATAACTTATCAAGTCCCATGTATCCCCACTCACTGTTTTATAGACTTTTACTTTTTTCATACTATCGCCGTCCTTCTTTTCTTATTTTGCATTTCTTCAATTACTCTTTTAACTGCTCTAGCAATATCTGTATCACTTCCAGAACCACCGTTAATATTGATAGTTATAGTATCTCCACCAACCACAGTTTTTGAATCATTTGAAATACTTCTAATTCTATCTTTTAAAGATGATACTCTTGAAGACAAAGAGCTTCTAGTTTGTGAATTGTTAAGAATTCTAGCTCCACGAGGTAAATTAGCCATAGCAGGAGAATTTACTAAAAAAGAGCTATTATTCATTTCTACAAGTTCAGCACCTCTCTCAGCAAGAGTTGTAAGTCCGCCACCAAAGTAGTTAGTACCTGAGTAGTTTTGGGCTACTTCTCCATCTCCTTTAAACCAGTTAAAAGGATTTAATTTAGAACCAAAGTTTTTAAGGCTTTCCCATTTTTTATTTATCCAGTCAAAGAATCCACTAAAAGCTTCTTTAATCTTGTCTATGATAGCAGTAGCACTATTCTTTAGTCCATTCCATGCATTAGATCCTATTTCAAGTAAAGCATTGAATTTATCTTTTATCCATTGCCATGTATTAGTGAAAGCATTTTTTATAGCCTTCCATACAGCATTTACTCCATTTCTGAACCATTCACATTTTTGATATAATACTACAAAAATACCTATAAATGGTATAAATAGAGCCTTATACTCTTTAATCTTAGCCCATACTTTAGCTCCTAACTCCATTAATGCGTGAAATTTATTTTTTATCCAAGTCCAAGTAGCTTTAAACCCTTCTTTTATAGCTTTCCAAGCTTTATCTACTCCCTTTCTAAACCATTCACACTTCTTATAAAGTAGGACAAAAATGGCTATAACAGCAACGATAGCAGCAATTATAAGTCCTACTGGGTTTGCTGTGAAAGCAACCTTTAGAGCTAACCCAACTGCTTTAATTATTCCAATAAATTTTCCACCTAAAAAAGTTCCAATCTTTACGAAAGTTCCAAAGACTTTTGATGCCAAAGGGAACATTTTCTTTAATGCAAAGAATACTCCTCCTTTGCTCTTGAAAGCACCAAACTTATATAACCAACCTACACCTTTTGCAAATGGCCCTAATAACAGTTTGTTAGCAACCCCCATTCCTAAATTCATTGCAGCAAATCCAGCAACCATCTTAACTATAAAAGCTACTAGCTTAGGATTTTCTTTTATGAAATTAGCTACTTTTCCAGCAAACTCTTTTAAAGTATTTAGAGTTTCTTTAAGTTCTGGAGCTATGCTCTTTCCAATATCAGCAAGAGCATTAAAAGCATTGTTCCTAAAAATTTTTAATTGGTTAGTTAAAGTGTTTAATCTGTCTTCATACTCTCCATTAACTCTTTCATTTTCTGATACAGCTTGTTTTGCTTTATCTAATTTCTCCTTAACTCCATCTAAGTTTTCTGATAACACAGATAATCCGTTGATTACAGATTTATCGCTTCCAAAGATATCACTGATTAACGCTGACTTATCCGCAACATTGGAATTCTTAATCTTTTCTAGTACTTTTAAGATAGTACCTTCAGCATTTTCAGCCATTTCTTTGTTTATAGTTCCAGGGTCAAATCCTAGACGTTGCAATGCAGCAGCTTTGTTCTTAGTGTTAGCTCCTTGCGATAGTTCAGAATACAATTTACCTAACACAGTACTTGTTTGCTCAGCAGTTACTCCAGTAGATATAAGAGATGTAGCGAATGCCATGTTAGATTCTTTAGATAAGTTTATAGACTTAGCAAATCCACCTGTTCTTGCCGATACATCTGCCAGTTGTGCAGCTGTAACAGAGTAGTTATTAGACAGCATATTAAGAGTATCCATATATGAGAAAAGCTCATCTTTGGACAAGTTTAATTGCTCTTTTGTTTTAGCCAAGAATGTTCCTGCTTCATCTGTAGATATATCAAAAGCTACTTTCATTTTTCCAGCCATATCTGAATATGCTACTATATCTTCACCTTTTATTCCTGACTGTGCTAAACTTCCTGCTATTTCATTAATTTCTATTTGCGATAGAGGACCATTCTTAGATAATTCAGCTAAATCATCATAGTATTTTTCAGCTTCTTTCCCTAGAATTTTTCTTAAATCCGCTTGAGACTCTTCTACATCCATATAGAATTTAACTGGAATAGCTAAAGCCGCTCCTGTTGCTGCTCCTCTTCTAAGTTGCTCTCCTCCTTTTTTAGAGAACTGGTCTCCCATATCAGATATAGCTTGTGCTTTACTTAGAGATTTTTTCAATTTCTCTTGCTTCTTTAGTTCTTCATTAACTTCTTTTAACTTTTTCTTATAACCTTCTAGCTTAATTCCTTCGTTTTCTAAAGCACTTCTTGCTGCTTCAAAGACGTGTTTTTGTCTTTCTTTTTGCTTATTCAATTTGTCTACTTGTTTTTCTGCATTCTTAACTTGCTCTTTAAATTCTGCAGTAACATTATTAGATTTAGCATATGCTTTTCTAAGCTGTTCTAAATTCTTAGCCGCTTTGTTGTATTCTGAGTTAGCATTCTTATATGCTTCTGCGACTTTGTCTAAATTCTCTAGTTTTTTTTGAGTTTTTACTAAGTCTTCTGTAGAGTCTTTTACTTCATTCAAAGACTTAGCAGCTTTAGATAAAATAGACATAGTTTCACTTGCTCCAGCAACGCCCATCTGCCAAATTAAACTCATGTCTTTAGCCATCTACTCCGCCTCCTTAGTCATCATTGTTCTGTCTTTCTTCCTCTTCCTCTACAAACTTATTTGCTCTAGCTATCCAGTAGTCAAGTTCATATAAGCTACAATCCAACATAGAATCGTAGCTTACATTAACTTTAAAATAATTAAGAACTCTTAAAAGCTCTGTTATCATATCCAGATAGATTAAGCACCAGTTTCCTCTGTTGCCTCCACTGTAGTATCCTTCTGAGCCTCTTTGTCTTCCCAACCTTGACTCAAAAAACGTTTTACCCCATTCACCACTTTCAAGTAGTCTATAGATATAAGATTAAGTAAGTCTCCATACTTAACTCCAACTGATTTAGCAGCTACAGTTATAGCCCAAGAGTCTTCTAGTTCTTTTACAGCTCCAGCTTCTTTATTTCTTGCTTTGAATTCTTTTTCACACAGCATAAAATCTTTTCCTGTCATTTCTTCAATATTTATATCTAGTTCATTAAATTCTTTTCCACCGAAATTATATGTTTGTGATAACTTTACTTTCATTTAAGTCCTCCTTAATTTAATCCTAAGTATTTTCTAACAGCTTGATTAGCAAGCCCATGAATTACATTTACATTGTTAAGTACATCTATTTCTACAACTGTTTTTCCACCAATCTCAAGTTTGAAATATGTCACAGATAAGTCGATAGATGTTTCTAATTTTCCACTTGGCTTCATTTTTAGCCCGTCCATTTTCTTAATTAAGCCTTTGAAAGTTGCATCTATGCCATAAACATCTGCATTGTGTGTTTCTCTGTTCATAGCCTGAGCTGCACCTTTACATTCAACTAATATAGATTTCCCATTATTAATTGCAAGTATCGACTCATCAACACAGTCCATTTTTATTTTAGCTTCTAATTTCTTAAAGTGTCCCATTAAAGGCACTTCTAATTCAGCAGTTAATCCCATTTGCTCAGAAGTAACTGTGTCATACTCAATGTTAGGCAATTCTACTTCTGATATTCCAGCAAGGTCATTAGATCCGTTGAAATATGTTTCAGCATCTATAAGAGCATTAGGTATTTGTTTTCTTCCCATTATTTCCCTCCTTTTTAAGCTGTTAAGCTTTCAGCAAATTTTTGTAATGCATCAACATCATAAACTTTCTTGAAAGTTATAGATTTTGCTCCTGGTATTATTCCAAGTTCTATAGTCCAAGTAATATCTCCATTTATAATATCTATCAGGCTATTATCTTCAGCATAGAAATTAACTTTAGCCGATAATAATTGGTCAGCAGCAACAAGAGCATTTAATCTAATATTCATAGATTTCTTCATTGTTTCAGCCATTTTCAAACTGAACTTTTTATCTACATTGTTGAAATATGATATAACAAGCTCATTTCCAATGTATTTGAACATTCTACGACCATAAATGTACTTGTCTTTTGGGTCTGTTGCTAAAGGATTCTTAGCTGTTTCAGAGCCCCAACATCTCCACCCTTTAAAGTTTATAGCAGTAACAACACCGTTTTTATTTAAGAAATTGGCTTGTTGTTCCTTATCTAATCTAACTTCTTCATACTTTCCACTAGCATTTTTCCATACAAAAGCGTCCATTTTGTAAGAATAGTTAGAAGGTCCCTGACTTGGAACTCCATTATTCTCTCCATCAACTTTCATAGATAAAGCGGCATAGTGTATTGATTGATAGTAAACTTCTCCAGCAAGTTTGATTTTTCCATACAACAATACTTGATCATTACTTAGAATGTTGTTAGTTTCTTTCCATTCAACAAGTTCATTATATTTTTTATCCACTGGAGCATTTACCAATGCTATAGCTTCAAACATTCCACCATTTAATGTTTTAGCTTTAGTTTCCATAATGGCAGCAACATCACTTTCATGCGAAAAATCAGGAACATCTATAAAAGCAGGTAATTCACTATATTTCAAGAAAATTTCGTTTGCTAATTCTAGCCCTGTTCTTTTCATTGTTGTACTATCAAATCCACCTATAGCTTCTGTTTTTGTAACTTTAGATAAGTCTACTTCTTCGTATTCTATATCTACATTATTTCCAGCTACAGTTGCATAAATTTCTAATCCTTCAGCTGTGTAAACAGTTCTTGCATCTGATATAACTTGCTTTCCTGTTGCATTTTTAACTACTACAGATTCTGGAATTACTTTGTGGCTTGGTATTAGCACCTTTCCTTTTTCAAGTGCTTTGTTAGTAAGTGTTTTCTTT